GGGATATAACATTATGCAGTTCTACAGGCCCCCATTTTCTTGAGCCTACAGAACTGCTTGTTTTCTCTCACCTATAGGTGAGGGTTAATGTATTGTTTGAAGATTTCAGTTTTAATTGATTAACCGCTCACAATAGCTAATTCGTTTCCATCAGTTGCGGATGACGGTGCGCCAACCTTATATCTTAATTTACCATTTGCAGACCAGAAGTAAATTTGCCCGTTAAATACAATAGGTTTTTCATAACTACAATTCATTCTTGTACCATTATTTGTACCTTTGCTTAAATCAAGCATGTTACTAGTCATTGTTATATCTGCAGTAGTGTTACCACCTTGTTGTTTAAAATTCATATTTTTTAAACTATTAAATTTATTAGTGCTTCCATTCCAATCTCTTAATGTATAATCATAATCATCATTGGAATAACTTGTTGAACTTAAATTATTAAATACCTTACTATTACCTGTAAAATTATAACGCTTATCGCTATAAATTGTAGGGTCATTTGTATTTTCCATTATAAGAAATGCATTTTCACCTTTTGCAAAGTTTGTGGCTTGATTAGCACTTACTAATACTACACAATCTCTAACTACGACAGGGTTTAAAGGGTTATTTAGTTTAAATAAATATGGTTTATTTCCCTCAAACCAACAATTTTCAAATGTACACTGAATAGTTGAAGAATTAAAAGGTACACTTAAGTCAATAATAGGTAAGTCTTGTTCATTACTATTACCTTCTATTTCACATGCTTTAAAAAGAACATTATTACCAAAATGTTGTGTAGGGGCGCTTGCTATAGCTTGATAATTACCAAATAATTTACAATAGTTAAATGAAACATTATTTAAGTTTGTATAATCACTTAAATCACGATAAATTCCCACTTCATTATCAATAAATCCACAACCATTAAAGGTGTTTAATAAACCGTTAACATCCCTATATCCATATTTAAAATTTGTAAATCTACAATTATTAAATATATTATCTGCACATTTGTTTATTAATAATCCTGTTCCTTGTTTTGGTAGCATTTGAGTTATTACACAATTACTAATGACATTATAGCCCCGATAAGCGGGTAAATTAGACCCATCAACCTTTAATGCGTTACTTTCACCATAAAATTGAATGTTAGCATGGTTAAAATCAATAATACATTTAGTAGTGTTAATATTTATAGTATTTATTAACTTGTACATTTTATTTGAAAATAATATAGTTTTATAGCCCATCGTAATTAAGTTATTGATTTTTATTGAAATATCATTATCATACTGACAACCTATACTGTCAACGTTAATAATATCACCTAACAAACATCCGTATAAGCCATTTTTTAGCGTAAAGTAATATTTTTCGGGTTGAGTATCTGAAACATATACAAAACAACTTCCACCGTCATTTATTTCATTAAAACCATTAGTTCTTAAATATTCACCGCTTTTTAATGTTCTATCTTCAATTAAATTTTGTGTAGTATCATAAGTCTTTGTGATAAATGGTTTTAACAAATCAACATCTTGTTTATATTTTTCCACTTCTTGTCTATACATTTCTACTTGTGCATTATAATTACCCGTTAGCGCCCAATATTGTTGAGTACTTTCACTAGGGATAATTCCTTTAGGTACATAAGTTCGTGATGTATAGCTAGTTCCTTGATATAACACAACATCTAAAGGCTCATATGTCATATCTGCTGACCATTCACCTAAAATACGTGGAACATATCTCGCTCCAATATATACATTATTTTGACTTCCACAATTTCCATTCATAAATTATTTTTCCTCCTTTTTTAATAAAGCGCATTTCATTCCATAATTATATCCATATTTATACATTACAATAATTTGGTCTAGATTTAATAACATATTAAATTTCATAATGTGCCTCCTAATATTTCATAATCAAATGACCGTATAAAGGGTCGCTTGTGTCAACAATAGTGTCAAATTCTAGGCAATCCCAATTACTTGGTATATATGCACAAAAGTAACCGTCAGTTGTTAATCCAAAACTTACAAACCTCACTGCCCGTTCAAATAAACATAATAAGTTATTATCTATCCAATTAATAATACTGTCTAAATATAAATCAACATATTCACCATTTTTGATTTTTTCTAATTCTTGATTAACTTTATCTAGTGCATTTTGTAATGATTGAATATCTTGTTTGTTTTGAGCAATTTGTTGACTATTTGCATTAATATTGTTAATACATTGATTTAATTTATCTGCAACTTTACACAAAACCTCATAATAACTTAAGCTATCATCATAAACTAATGGCAGTACTTTTTGACACCAAAATATAAATTTTCCAATTTCTGGGCTCATTATTACACCTCCTAGTATAGACCCATAAATAAGTCATTCAACTCATTTATAACTTGCATATCAATATTCAAAAATGTTTGTCTATATTTCATTAATAATTCACTTTGACTTTCTCTGTTTCCCTTTTCTGTTCTTGTATAATTTTCATTATCTTCTCTATTAATTTTTTCATCATTTTTTCTATTTTGTGTATCGGTAGTTTCTTGGTGAGCAGTTGAATTTGTAGTATCTTCATTTTTACTAATCCTAGTATAGCTAGCGTATAATTCACCCTCTATATTTCCAATACTTAACATTCCTTGCGGTGTATCACTTTCAACGTCTTTAAAGTTAGTATTTTTTGTAGAGTTTGAATTGCTATCACCATTGCTATTTACTGTTGTATCTTCATTGAAGTTTTTTGTGTCATTTCCTATTTTAGTTCTTGTTAGTGTTTCTGTAAAATTAATTGTATTAAGTGGGTCAATTTCTATTAATGCACTTTTATATAGTTGGTTATAATATGGCATTATTTCATTCATTGTTTGTTTTAAATAAAATCTAAATAGACCAACTGTTTCGAATCCAATTTCTCTAAAGTAATAGTGGTTTATAATCTTTTGATTTAATTCTTCTCTGTAATTTTCATCAAAGATTGGATATTCATTAAGTTGTAGGTCATAGCCATTTTCAATAACCCACCTTAACTCCGTAGTGTATTTACTCATTTTCTATGACCTCCTCACTTTCCTCACTTTCATACATTTCTTCATAATCATCAAGTTCATCATACCCACTTACTCTAAATCTAACATCTATATTTAATCCAAACATATCATTTATTTGTTCGCACGCTTGTTTTCTAGCCACTAACCCAATTTCTTTGTAAACTTCTACTGCCCCTAAATTGGTTTTTACTTCATCAGTATTAACACGCTCACGTTTAGTTATATTACTGTTAGAAATTCCCATTTTAGTATAAAAGTTATTTAATTTAGTGACTTTTAAATCTTCTAGTTTATCTGCAACAAATGGACTGTCTGTTTTAATTGCTTTTAAACCGCCGATATCTAAGTTTTTGTCAGCAAATATGAAAGGTGCGTTACCGTCATACTGCATATATAAATTTTGTAAGGTTAATCTTTGTTTATCACTGCATTGTATTAATATTGGTGTTTTTTGTCCTTTAACATTGACATCGATTGCCCTTTCTATTTCATATATACGTTGTGAACTGTTTGTAATTCTTAGCATTTCATTAGTGTGTAAAAAGTTATTGAAAATAAATACACTGTTTGTGTTATCTAGTTTTTTATTAAAACCGTTAACCGCATAGGCTCTACGGTCTTTAGGAATTCTATAAACATCATATTGCCCCCCATAGGTGCATTGAAGTGTCATATATTCTTCTATAGCCTCGTCATAAAAGAATATTGCTACACCATTAGTTGCAAGGATATACTCCAAATATCTGTAGTCAATTTCTTTAGGAAGATTAAGCCATTCGTAACGACTAATCGCAATCAATAAGTGGTCTTGAACTATTTCATTATAAGTATTTTTATTGACAATATAACTTTCTTCAACTAAATTTTTTATTTTACGTCTACTCATTTTATTCCTCCTATCTTACAGAATTGTTCCGGTTGTAATTCCCTACATCAGAATCATGCCATATAGTAATACCACTATTAAAAGCATTTCTAATAGTTGTTAAATCATCTTTAGGTATTGAACCCGTAATATTACAATCATTAGTCTTAATATAATTCCAATAGCGTCTAGTTCTCAATTGAGGGGTTTTTAATACAGCAACTTTATAACCGTATACGTCAAAGAAATTGTCTATTACTTTTGCCTGTTCCGCTTTTACACTGAGCATTTCTATTTTGAATAAGTTTTGTTGAAGTGATGAGTTAATTGTGTTAGTTGAAGTTGAACCCCGAGCACTAAGTGGTTGAGCGTCCATATCAACCGATTTTCCAATTAAAGATAAAGCACTTGATAGTCCGCCTGTTAAGGCTCCGAACCCCGCTCCCGCCGGCCCCCCTATTGCAAAGCCGCTCATAGCACCGCTTGCTATACTGCCTATAAAACCTAAACCGTTACTTGTACCATTTTGGTTAAGCCATGTTGCATAAGGGTCGTTGGTCCATTGACAAGTTGGAAACGGTGGTAATTCAACAGTATATCTAAAGTCACCGTCACTATTACCATTATAATTACTAGGTGTTATAGCCATAACACAATTTGAATTACTAGCTTTTCTAATAACGAATGTAGCAGTTGCCTCCGCAAACCTTTCTGGTCGCATTTCAACAAATGAGGCGTTATTATTAGATACTCTTATAGAGCAATATGGATAAGTCAATAATTTTTTATTCCTTGGTGTATAACCATTACATGAAGTTAATTTAGGGTGGCTTACATTTTCAGTTAACCCTGTTAAACTTTCTGTTACTTCACCATTTTCATTAGTGGTTATTAATTCAGTGGGTAGCATAAACACGTTGATTATAGCGCTTTCTTTTCCTCCGCTAATAATGCCATTTAACTTCTCTTTGAATGTGTCAATAGAAGTCCAAGCAAACCAACGCCCCGCACTTAGCACACCGTTATATCTTCCTCCGCTAGTTACATCTGTAGCAGTGTTAGGGTCTACTGTCGTATTCATAATATAATAATATTGCCCGCTATAACCCTCACGGTAGAAGTTATTACAAATCAATTCATTAACTTCTATATTTTCATTTAAGGTGTGTGCCCCAACACTATCATCAGTAACGTGTTCTCTTTCCACAATACATTGGTTTAAATGCATTTGGAATAACCAAGTTTGTATAGCATCTATTTTAAACTTGATACCTGTCGTTTGAGGGTTGATATATCTAATGTTGGTAACGAACCCATAAAACCACTTGTTATGATAATTTGTATTTTGAAACATAATATAATTTGCATTATATAAAAGTTCAGCATTTAACGGAACTCTTACTTCTTCTTCCAATCGCTGATACGTAAAATCTGTAAAAGCACTATTAGGTAAAGTTGCACCAACAAAATAATTGGTCTGTTCTTCTATTGATGAAAAGTCCATAGTGTTTTGGTAATTTTCATCTAAAGGAACATTTAGCAATCTTACTTGAGTATTTGGTGTAAAACTCATTTTAATTTACCTCCTTTAAAGGAAGTACAAGGAATTAATTTCCTTGTACTGTAATTGTAGCCGAACCGCTAACTCCACCTGTATAAACGCTAGTGGCAGTAACTGTAAGAGTTTTAGCAGTTTCATCAGCGCCGACATGTAATAAACCGTTTGGGTCTACATATGTTGCCTCTGTAGGTGATGTTACACCCGCAACAGACCAAGCCACTTCTTTATCAGCAAAACCTGTTGATGTAACTGTCGCTTTTAATTGGAGAGTTGCCCCTTTAGCAACTTCCGCTGAACTTGGTGACACATCAACTTGTGTAACACTTCCTTGTTCTGTTGTAAACAGTAAAGCGTTATGGAATGGTGAGGCACTAAATGTTTTCCATGTATGATACCAATATTGCCAGTATAAACCTTGACCGTTATATTGTTCAGTGAAATTAACAAAGTTATCATAACACATTAAGAAATCTCTATCAACAATCATAGCTTTGATAGTATCTAATAGTGTAAGTTCTTCCTCTGTAAATGCTTTATAATGTGGGTCTAATGAACCATCATCATTAGTAAATAATTCAGTTAAGCGTGTTGTGTCATGAACTCCCCAACTATCTACTAATTTTGTTTGTCCGCTGAATTGTGCCTTATCCATGTTAAAGGCTTTAGCTAATACTTCTACGTCAATAGTAGCATTAAATGTTGCATCTTCAATTACATATTGTTCTTCCTTAGGAGTATGAGTATATACACCGTTAGCATTGTAATTTGTTGATAAGAAAGTCATCATATTTGAGATACCTTTAATAGTTGAAACAATAGAATTGGCATTAGCTGATGTTACTTCAGGAATTACAGTAGGTTTAATTGCACCGTCTAGCGCTAATCTGCAAAGTAAATATTTCATTACAATAAATTCATCATAGTTAGCGCCTGTATACATACTATCGACAATGCGTCCAATAATATCAGTGATACCGTTCCATGAAAGAAACGCTTGTCTTAATTGGTCGTTTGAAATAGTGTTTTTATAAAATTTTTGATAATTCATTGTGTGGAACGCTGAACGTACATCGGGAATTACTCTTTTGAAAATTTCCGTTTCTGCACGTTGTTGGTCGAACTGATGAGGTTTAGCAATATTCACAAAAATTTCCTCAATAGTTTCACCGAACTCTAGCATACCCTTTTTAAATGACGCCCATGGGTTGTCATACATTTTTGAAGTGATTAATACTCTACCGATACGGTTATATAATGCACTTAAAAATTCATTTCTAACTGCGTCATAAGTTGTTACAATTTCCCCAATTTGGTGCAATGTTGCGATGTCGTTGACATCAGCCTCGGGAACTAAAGATTGATAAGTAGCTGAGGCATTGGCACGAATGTTATTTAATGTTTCAGCACTGTTTGTATTAAGTGTTACAATATTAGGCATTGTTGGCATATATTAGCCCTCCCTTTCTTTAAATAATTCTTTATATTCTTTTTTATCGCTTTCGCTATCGTCCTTTACATCTTCCTCTTGTTCTTTTTTAACCTCTTCGGGTGATGTAAAGAAACGTTCTTTATATCTTTCTTTTAAAGTTTCATATTTTTCTTTATAATCAACTTCTATATCGCCTTTATTTTCTACATCTTCGTCAGCCTCTTTTTCATCAACAATTAGGCTTTCGTCAAAATCTTTACGAAGTCTGTCCATAAAGTCCTCCATTTCAGGTGTCAGGTCGCCGTCACCTAAAATGCCTCTTAAAATTTCATCATGTTCTTCTTTTGTTAAACGTGACATTATCTTAACCTCCTATTCATTAAAAATAAAAATATTGGTGTAGTTTTTCTATTAGTAGGGACTATTGGCTCGGGAGGTATAACCCCTCCCATATATTCAAACCAATAATCAGCCCATTGTTGTCGTAACTGCCAGTGATTGACATTAGGGTCATAACTAGGGCGTTCATATCCCGCCATAAACAAAATGGCTAATTTAGACGGCGTCCAATTCATTTCATTTGATAAAAACTGTTGACCCGTTATCCCTACCATGTCGGGTGTTGCTCCACTGTTATAGAAACGAGATATAAAAGCCTCACTTGTGTACCATTGTGCAATATTTGGGTGATTAAGCACTTCTTGCGGAATAACCTGTAATTGAACATCACCGCTTGTATATGGTGACAACCCTAAAACACTGCACGCGTTTTGTAAAACGCTAACGGGTGTCCATTGTACTAGACCATACCCCGTACCTCCTGTTTCTTCTCTGTTAGGGTTTATACCACTTTCCGCATACATATTACCCATTATCCCTGCTATTGTTGTATCGGGATAACCCACACTACGGTAATAATTTATTACAATATTAGCATTATTAGTACTTTCTTCAAATGTCAACGAACCTTTTTTACCAATCCATGGCATTATAACAACTCCTATCTTTTTAATTTGCCTTGTTTAGCAAGGTCTAATAAATAAACATTCTGTTCATATGAACCACTATACTCTAAAATACCATTTTGTCTAGCAATAACTTTACGATTAGCAAAGTTACCAATTTCACCAATAGATATTAAATAATCAACTATTGATTTTTCAGCACTTGAACATTGAGGGTAGTAAGAAACACTTGAATGAGTATTGTAATCTACATAATCGAAAAGACCCCATTTAGTCCATTTACGTGTGTGTAAATTTTGAGTGTTTGAATATCCACAACCAATGATAAATGTCTTTTGAATACCATTTTCCCATTTTGGTGAACTTTCTACACATACACCGTTTCCAACATGAATACCAATATGACCGCTCATGTGGACTATTGCCCCAACGGGAAGGTGTTCAAAATTAGTTGAAGTTTTAGAGCACTGCTTAATCATGGTATCAGCATTGATATCGGGAACGCCGTTTGATTTATAAGCACCGCTATGAGGATAGCCCCATAAAATACCTTTGATTAAACCGCTACAGTCACATAGTAAATATTTACCGCTATAACTGTTCATAAACTTACCTAATTTATATAATGTTGGTAACTTTTCATATTCTAGCGCCTTACTGCAAAATTCATCAGCTTTCATCTTTATACTCCTTTCTCTAAAATGTTGTCAAGTTTTTCATACAATTTAGCAAAGGCAACAGTGTTGTTATTGAGAGCCTCGACCACTTGATTCATTTCCTGTTTGTGTTGTTCATTTAACGACTTAATATCTTCACGTTGTGATTTATTGGTTTCATAGATATACCAAGCCATACCGATAACACACACAATTGGGAAACCGATTGTACTAATCAACTGCGAAATGTCAGTAACTGTCATAGTTAACCTCCTTTCATATAATATTATATCATATATAGTATTATTTTTCAAATTAGTGTATTTTCTTCAATAAAAGGGTTGCATTTTAAACATAATTATGGTATACTGTATTTGTGGTTAGGGAAAGCCATTAATTAACTCCAACTTCATCTTATCCCTAGCCACCTCCCCAATATGAGTGATAAAGGAAATATGCAGTTCAATTCTGCAGTCACTCTAAAATACCACTAAAGAATAAGGAGGAAAAAGAAATGAAAGAAATTATCAGAACAGTGGAACAACATGTTATCAAAGGGATTGAAATTAAATATGAGGGCGGACAAGTAGTAGTTGAAGAACTTAAACCATTAGAAGTTACTACAAATACTATGACACGTGAAAAAGCATTAAAAATGCTTAAACAAAAATATGGCAAAAATAAACATATTGAGTTACAGGAAGTTGTATCACAAAAATACAAGGTGGCCTGCCCTTATGATGTATTTATGGCAAATGCAAGAATTATTACAGATGAAGAAAATAAAGGAGACGTAGAATAATGAGTTTAAAAAAGACAATCACACAAACAAATTTAGAAAGTATTCAAGCATATAAAGCAATTAACTCTAATGAGGGTGTAGGTGCAAAAGAGGCAGTAGGTAATGAATTTACAGTAGACGGTTATGTTATTTATGACGGGGTTATGACTAATGAAGATACGGGCGAAGTATCAACAATGACTTCTATTGTATTCCAAACATCAATCGGATATATTGGCTCAAATTCAAAAACTATCATTAATTCATTTATTGATATGTTAGAAAATATTGCGGAACAGATTGGTGAAGAAGAATTTAAAAAGTTACCTTTAAAAATCACTAGCGGTAAAGCTAAGAGTGGTAACACATTCTATGACATTGAAATCGCATAATTAAAGGGAACTTAGTTCCCTTTTTTAATAGGAGGTTAAAATAGTGGTAAAACTTACAAGAAATGGTATATGTTATAATTTAAAAGAAACGCCATATAAATATGAAAACGGTAAATTAATTTTACATTTTTCATCGTTAAAAAACATGGAAAAATTCCATTCAAGAAAAACAGTAGAAAGAAATAATTTATATCGTTCTCTATATAATCGATTTAAAATAAGCATTAATGTCAGTATTTTAAGTGATATAATATTATATACAAAAATAGAAAAACGTGGTTTTTTCATTACATTAATTAACGGGGAGGAAATAACATGCCTAGACAACCTAAGATTAGGTGGAATACAAATCAAAAAGAAAGACTTAAGAAAACAGTAAAACGTTTCAATGCTAAAATAGCAAGAGAGGCTAAAAAGTCAAATATTGCTAGTGAGTATCTACCTAAAAAATTAAGCATTAAAGAATTGAGGCAGTCTATCACTACTGCTAAAGATTTAAATTTATTAGAGAAATCAGTACAGAGAGCGTTTAAAAAAGACGCATTTAAATTAATAAAAAACGAAAAGGGTGTAACTACTACTAAGTACGAAAAAAGAGAAGTTGGTATTCAAGTACGAAGAATTAATCTTAAAAGAAGTTACGAAAGAAAAAAAGCAAATTTAACATTTGAAAAAGGTAATACTTATTTAGAGAAAGAACTAGCATTAAAACCTAAACCATTTAACTTTAAAGATTTAGATAAAAGGAATTGGGAAAAATACAAGGAAACTACAGCAAAGTTATCAAGAGCAAGCTATCGTGATGAACGATTAGAAATGTATGCTGAGAATTATAAAGAATTGGCTAGACAAAATGCACCTAGGGTATATGAACTCATAAAAGACTTAGACGCTGAGGAGATATACAATGCACGTTTTGATAACCCAACTCTTGATATTGAATTTTATTATGACCCAATCGACCAAGAGGCAAAAAATGAATTTATTTTAGACGCATGGCAAGAAACATTAAATGATATTTAGTGCCGATTTTGAAACTACGACAGACCCTAACGACTGTCGAGTATGGGCGGTTGGTCTTTTTGAAATATTTAGTAAAGATAATTTTATTTATAGTAATAACATTGATTATTTATTTGAATTTTTAAATAATCAAAAAGAAAAAACAGTTTTATATTTCCACAATCTAAAGTTTGACGGTGAATTTATTATCGACTATTTATTAAGAAATGGATATTGTCATGTAGAAGATAAAAAAGGAATAACAAATAATGAATTTACTACTCTTATAAGTGACATGGGAGCTTTCTATAGTATGACTATTAAAATGAAAAATGGAAATACTGTAGAAATAATAGACAGTTTAAAAATATTGCCATTCTCTGTAGCTGAAATAGCGGGGGCATTCAACTTACCAATAAAAAAGGGTAACATTGATTACAATAAATACAGAGAAGTGGGACATGTTCTAACAGTCAATGAGATTGATTATTTAAAAAATGACGTCGAAATCGTTGCTAGAGCATTAGAAACAATCTTTTCTCAAAATCTTCCTAAAATGACACAAGGAAGTAACGCCCTACATGATTTTAAAAATATAATAGGCTCAAAAAGATTTAGCAAATGGTTTCCTCAAATAAGATACGACCATGAAATAAGACAATCTTATAAAGGAGGCTTTACTTATCTCAACCCATTATATGCAAATAAAGAAGTTGAAGAGGGTTATGTCCTTGATGTTAATAGTTTATATCCAAGTGTAATGTATTATAAACCACTACCATACGGTGAGGGTGTACATTTTGAGGGGAAATATAAAGAAGATAAACTTTATAATTTATATGTACAGTCATTTACTTGTACATTTGAAGTTAAAGAAAATCATATTCCTACAATACAAATAAAAAAGTCTATATTTAAAGATAATGAATATTTGACATCAAGTTGTGGAAATGAGGTCACATTAACATTAACAAGTATCGACCTAGAATTATTTTTTAAGCATTATGATGTGTATAATATTGTATGGCATGGTGGGTGGAAGTTTAAGTCAACTACTAATATATTCAAAGAATATATAGATAAGTGGATAAAGGTAAAAATAGAAAGTACAGAAAATGGAAATAAATCAATGCGAACCTTAGCTAAACTTATGTTAAATGCTTTATATGGTAAATTTGCACTTAACCCTAAAGTAACTAATAAGTATCCATACCTTTGTCCTTTAGAAAATAGAGTTAAATACAAAAGAAGTAAAACAAGAGAAAGGGATAGTTTATATATACCGATTGGTACTTTTATAACTGCATGGGCTAGAAATATTACAATTTCCACTTCTCAAGCTATAAAAGAATACTCATTGAAAAAATATAGTGTAGATATGTATATTTACAGTGATACGGATAGTATCCATACTCTACTGCCTATTGAAGAATGTAAGCAATTTATGGATATTCACCCCACTAAATTAGGTGCATGGGATAATGAGGCTACCTTTAAAAGAGCTAAATTTATAAGACAAAAAACATATGTAGAAGAGATATACAATAAAGATAAAACTGAAACTGAATTAAAAATAACGTGTTGCGGTATGCCTCAATCCTGTTATAAAGAAGTTACATTCGATAACTTTAAAATAGGTGCAACATATGGAGGAAAACTAACACCGAAACACGTTAAGGGTGGTATTGTCCTTGATGAAACTGAATTTACTATAAGAGCATAATTTGACATATGATAAAATATGTGATATACTTAATTTGTCTAAGGGCATTATCTAATTAAAAAGTACTATTGATTAGAGTTCACACGGTAAAACGTGCTAATTAATAAACGGGTTGAAATCTTACTTTTTAAATTTAATGTGCCTTAGACTTTTAATTTTAGGAGGAAAAATAAATGAACTTATTAGACATACTTAATTTAACCGAAAGCGGTAAAAATATATGGATAGACAATGACTTGGACAAACCTGTCTTAATCAATGGGGATTGTGTAACCTTTATAGTTAAGGATTGCAAAGTTGAAAAAGACTGCATAAGATTGGAGGTCGAAGAACTTGTCAACTGTAAATGATTTATATTTCCCATTGGGAAAAATATTAACTTACAATAGAAATTTTAACTTCATAAATAGCGAGAGGGGAACAGGAAAAACATACACATTACAAAAATGGCTAGTGCGTCAATTTTTAGAAAAACAACGACAAAGTGTATATATTACTCAGTTCAAAAATGAATTAGAAGAAATAGGCGTAAAAGACCCTTTTAAAAAAGTTCTAGACAATGAATACCCAAATATTGAATATACGCAAATAGGACACGATTTATATTTAAATGGTGAATTATTCTGTTTTGGGATACCATTAACAGATGCTCAAAAAACTAAGAAAAAATCATTCCCCAAAGTATACTATATAATGTTTGATGAATACATGAAAGAAAATGCTAAAAGAAACTCATTCGTAAAAAATGAGGTTGATGAATTCTTAAGTATTTATTCTACAATAGATAGATATGAGGACAGGGTTAAATGCTTTTTTCTAGGAAATACAACAACACAATATAATATATACCATATGCACCCTGCATTTAATTTACCTGTTATAAAAAAAGGCGAAATATGGACTAGTGAAAACGTGCTATATTTTTATTATGCGCCACCTCAAAAATTTAAAGATAAGGTTAGTAATAATAAATTTCTAAATATGATAAAGGGTACAAGTTATGGTAACTATAGTAGCGAGGGGCAATTTGTAGAAGATACAGAAGAATGGATTGAAAAAAGAACAGAGGGTGCAAAACACACATTTAATTTTATATACTTAGGAAATACATTTGGTGTATGGATAGATTACAATAAGGGAAAAATATATATTAGCGATAAATATGACCCTAGTTGTAAATTGATGTATAGTTTAACACTAGACGACCATAGAGAAAATACAATGCTTACAAAAGCAAGCAAGAGTGTTTATTTAAAAATGCTAACTGATAATTACAGACTAGCAAATGTGAGGTTTGAAACAATGAAAATAAAAAAGGAAAGTATAGGCGGTATACAACTACTGCTTTAGGAGGTATAAAATGAACGATAGTACAACTGCGGTATTAACTATATTAGTTATAGGTTTACTATATTTGGGTGCAAATTGGATTGATAAAAAATAGTGAGTTTTAGAATAAAGTTTTCCTTGAGTTTTCTATAAATCTATGATATACTTATAGTATAGAAAGGGTAGGAAATTTGTTCCTATAAGGTGAAGAAAAATGAAATTAAATGATGTATTATTTAAAGGTTTTGAAAAAGATGTTTATTTATTTGATGTTGATAATAACATCATCGCACACGGTGAGGCAACTAAATTATTTGATATGTTGGGATGTTATTTTCTAGACTTAGAGGTTACTCGTATTAATGATTGCAATATTACAGTTAATATTAAGTTGGGAGGTGATGAATAATGAAAAGATTAATTGATGTATTGTTTGAATTAAGGAATAGAAATTTAATTGTCTATTGCACTAACGGATACAATAAAGAGATATGTTTATTCAGAGGTTTAGGAGAAAATATTATTGATGTTATAGGAAGAGAAATATTATTAAAGCCAATTATTTTACAAAGACTAAGTAATAATGGTGATGTAATTATAACTATTAATTCAATAATTATATAGAAGGTGAGAAATAATGGAAATTATTATAATTATAATTTTATTACTAATACTAATATTACCAAATTTATATCTAATATTAACATTAATAAGAGATATAAATAAATTAATTGAAAGTAGAGGTAATGAATGATGTATAACTATTTAAATTGGATACAAGATATTATTGAAAAGGAAACGGGAGTAACAATTTTAAAAATTAAAATCACTAAAGACAATATTTTATTTAAAGGTAAAATAGAAGTGGTATTTAACAGATACCCTAAACAACAACCTTGTATTGCTATAAGGGAATTTGATAAACTTGATTTTAATGTGGTTAGTTTATTGGTTGATGATGTTAATGAATGTAGTAGAAAATTACTAGAAAGGAAACTTAGATAATGAGAAGATATAGAATTGAAGATTGGTTGAAATTTGGTATTGTGTTAATACCAATTTCAATTATCACATTAGTTATCTTATTAATTGGTAATGGTTATGTTTGGAAGTTATGGTAAAGTTTATATAGAGGAGGTTGAAAAATGATAACTTATAAAGAGGGTTTAGAAATTATTCAAATGATTAAAGAGAGGTATTTATTAAGTTTTAAAGCTAGTATTAGTTTAATTACAATCACCAAAGAATATTGTGTTTATAAAATTCATGCAGTGGTTGAAAACAAAAATATTGTATTACAATTTGTAGTAAAACAAGGAGTAAAACCAAATTTAAAACTAATAGCTAATACTTTAGCTAATGATATTATGGAAAATTATAGAGCGATAGTAGGTGATTAGGAATGAAAGAATATGAATTAAATTATATAAAAGGTTATTTGGAATATAACCTTAATCATGATTATATTAAGGTTTTATTTATAGCAGACACATTATATGTGAGATATAAGTGGGAATTTATAAATATTGAGCATGAATTTGATTGGCAATTTATTACCAATAATGACATTATAGAAATAAGCAGAATATGTAGAAGAAAAATTTATGAAAAAGTGTTAAGTATTATAAACAAGGGGTAATAATGATGACTGAAAATTATTTTAAAATACTAAAAGGACAATATATTAAGGAATACTTGAAATACTATTTAACATTAAAAGATATAGAGGTTGTAGCATATGATTGGGGTTACAAAATTAAAGCAATAACTAAATTGAACGATTTTAATATATTTGTGAATATTGACAATGATAATTGCCGAGTAGAAGAATTATGCGATATTGCATTAAGTACGATAAAAACTGAAATCTTCAAACAATACATTAACCCTCACCTATAGGTGAGAGAAAACAAGCAGTTCTGTAGGCTCAAGAAAATGGGG